TATCTGTAAACAAACCGTATCTCTTACCAAGTAGTTCAGCAGTCTTAAGCTTTTCTTTCTCGTCAGGCTTTTTCTGCATCGTTCTTGCTACAGAACAACCGTCACCAACACCTTCGACAACAACAATTTCTGATTGAGATTCGCCACGTAAAACAGTTGTAAGATATTCCATGACTTCTTCAGCAGTAGCAATCTTTTCAGAACTGATTTTTTCAAGCTGTTCATCAATATATGTTTTGACCTTAACATTTCTTAACAATCTTGATGCCCCTGACGTTGCAGCACTTTCTGATTTTACATTTGGGTATGCCAATTTATATGCCCTAGTGGCATTTAAATCAATCAAATATTCATCACAAAATTTTCTTTGCTTATCTGTCATTTATATGCCACCTCCTAGCATTTTTTATAAACAAAAAAGCACAGTAACCAATAGTAGCCGTAGCCACCTAGC